TGAAAGTACCAGACGATCGAGAGTTTTCAGATTTGGTCGTAGTGCACATAGGAGCTTTTACCATTAGTAAAGCCAGGGATATAACGGCTTTTCTTATTTCGAGAGAAGAAGCTGTTAAAATGGTTGATGCCACGCTCTTGGCTTTGAATTATGACTACGATATTGATGGAAGTGTGGATATAGGAAAGTGGCACAATGTGTACTATGAAACGAAAGAAAATCAGGTGCGAAAGATTAGAGTTACGCGAGGGTTTAGATTCTCAACTAACTCAGGAGATTGTGGAAGACCATACGTTCAGAAAACACATAGGCCGATATTGGGCTTCCATTGTGCGGCTTATGCTAACGCTGAGCAGTCTGGAATTGTAGGTTTAGTGCCAGTGTATAAGGAGGATCTTGATGCGATGGAATTTAAAGATGATGGCATGGAAGGATTTGCTAGTTGTATGACACATGAGATCGTTAGTATTCAGTGTGAATTCAATCCTCTTGAAGTTGAAGATAGAGTGCCAGTTCCTATGGTTAAGGATGTGCGAATTAATAATTGTGTTATTCAATCGCACCAGAATCCAGTATCACAAATTGTTCGAATGAAAAGGAATGGAGTGTCTTTTAATCATCCTGACTGGCCCGACACTATGATGCCTGCTGCTTTGAGAAAGTTTGGCGAAGTATCTCCATGGAAAGTGGGTATATCGAAATATATACCTAAACAAATGATGCCAATACCAAACAATGTGCATGTTACAGTGTGCAATTACTGGTGTGGGTTAGTAGAAAAGAGGAAAGCACGAGTGTATGTTTTGGATGAAGCGATCAATGGTGTAACAGATCCAGATGGAATGAGACCTCTCCAATGGAGCACAGGAATGGGAGTATGGGCAACCCCATTTAAGGAGACTGGGAAAAGAGCTCTCTTTAAGAACGTTGGGAGTGAACAAGAACCACGGTATGTGTTGTCTGATGCTGCATCAAATGTCGTTCATCCTTTGTATGGGCAAACATTCGTGCAGAGGCTTGAAACCTTTGAGAGTATGATAGAAATGCGGTTTGTTCCGTTTTCGCCATGGATTGCGACACTAAAGGATGAGTTGCGTCCGCGTGAAAAGGTAGAACTTGGGAAAACGCGGATTTTCGAGCAGCCGGGTATAGACTACACAATAATGTTACGCAAGTATTTTGGAAATTTTCTTGATTGGTATAAAGCGAGAGCAGGTTTTGAGTGGAGTCATGGAATTGGACAAGACAAAGAAACAGTGTGGAAGGCATACTACGAGGGTTTGCTAGAAGTTGGAGATGGA